AAAAATGGTGTCGATCTCAGCGGCGAAAGTGACGTGGCGCGTCGTGGTGTTCACCGTCGTATCGAAAGAGAGGATTGATTTAACGCCCCGCGTTTCAAGAATGCGTTTGCGGATCGCCAGGTTGTATGTTTCCGGCTTCTGCTTACCCAGCACCGACTGAATCCACGGAGTACCTTCCGTTGTGTCCAGAAACCACTGCCCATACCAGAGTTTGAACCGTGTTTTCACCGCCTGCGCTACCGCTTCAGGCGAGTTAATCAGCCAGGTATCATCACCGCTGCCGAAGGTGTAATCGCCATCGGCGTCTTCACGTCTGTATCGCATTAGTTAACCCCATCAGTATTGCTTCCGCCGCGCTCTACACCCCCGTGAGTGTGGCTATCATCAATGACTTTGCCGTTCGCTTTCACGCTACCGATAAATTCAACAGCGCCGGTGATTTTGGAGGCAACGCCGGAAACCACAGAGCCAACCATGCCGCCCATCCAGGTTAATAAGCCGTTGATGGTGACTTTCTCAGAGAAAGTAGCCAGCGGCGTGACTACGTCCATCCCACCCGGCGCCACGATTTTAATTTTCTTCGTGGCTGGGTTAATTTCAAAATAGGTGCTGCCGTCGTCACTTCGTAACTGCGCTGCGCTGGTACTGATTCCGCCAATTTTTTTCGCCTGCGACTGCGGTCCGATAATACAGAATGCATCTGACAGGTCATGCATCCGATCGTCTACCGGCTCCTGTACTCCGCCGCTCTGCCACCAGAAATCGATGCAGCGATCAGCAAAAATCACCAGACATTCATCGCCAGCCTTAACCGGGAACGTGAGCGTAACGCCGCCACCGCGCGGAAATACCACCGGCACATCCACCAGCAACGGGTAATTATCAGTAATGCGGTTTCCGTCATTATCAATTTCAACTGAACGGATAGCAGGCTGTACGACCGCCGTTACTGCGTCAGGATCGAATGACTGAACGATGCCAGGCAAGGCGACGCGGATCTGGTTCTTTGTCGCTTCCCGCTCAGATTTGAGGGTTTCAGCAAGGTCGCCGCTGCGGGTTTGGTCAGATAATGCCATTTGGTAGGCTCCAGAAAGCAAAAAACCCGCCGAAGCGGGTTTGTTTAGGAAATACTGATTAAGCCACCTTGGCTTTCATCTCTGCTATTTTTTTTAACATCTTATCAACAGTACTCACGGAAGAACTTGCTTCAGTGTGCAAGATGGTTTCTTCCAGTGCATAGTCAGCACGTTTTCGCTTGGTTTTTTGCTGTTTAAGCACAGCGCCCAACTGAACAAGAGACATAAATTCGTACGGTTCACTTTTTCGTCTGGCATCAGACGTTAAATACTGAACAACACCATCATGAGTAGTTGGAGGACAGCAGGTCAAAGCACCGCAAGTTTCATGGTATAAAGCGTAATAAGCTCTTGAAATGGCGCTTCGCAAACCCGCCTCACAGCCAGCATCCAGACAAACGCGAGATGCATCAATAAAATCCTTTCCCTGAATACTCATAACGTTTCTTTGATCTCCTGACGATTACGTCCACGGAACCATGCAGTAATATTTTTATCTGCGAACATTTCATTCATGGCGAGTTCGGTTGCGACCTCGATATCCATGTCAGAAATCAGGTCAGCATCCTCGCAAAAAATATCGCAAATAATGCCTGCATCGCCATCTGACCCCGTGTAGTAGTCATGAGATACAGCTAAAACGTCATGTTTTTTTGCAACGTTAACAACAGCGCGCGTAAGCGTGGATATCTCTGCTGTACTTAGCCGTGTGACTTCGACAAACCTGTCTAACGCCTGAGTTCTGTTCATGACTTCCCGTTCCATGATTGCTCTCTCACGATCATCCCCAACCATAGAAAGAGCTTTCCTCGCGAAGAACAGAGATAACTCGCTATCCCCATCCGCGTAAGTAGCATTTCTTGCTCTAATAGAAAGAGTCTTACTTACTATCTCTTTAGCTAGCCTGACAGCTTCTTCACGATACAATTCATACTGCCCTGTATGGCTTAAGTAGGACAGATAATTCCTTGCGATTATTTCATCGCGATAGACAACGGCTTGTTTGAAAAAATTGACTGCATCGTCATGTTTGCCTGCGGCCCCGTGTGCCAAAGCCAACAACATCAATTTTAATGGTTCGTCCGGGATTTTTCTTGCGCTTGAAACCACACGATTAAACGTAAACACATCCAGATCACATCCGTCATCAATGCGCGATGTGAGCATTTCGAGTGTCTCGTTCAGTTTGTTAATAGGTGCAAGTGCCATTTATCATCCCCCGTGGCAGAGGAATTTATCATCAGGTAGCGCTGGCAACAACCTGTTGTTTTATTCACTAGTCATAATTTAGACTATCACTTCACCTTTCGGCAGTCGTATGCAGCAAACTGGCGCGCTGTATCGATGCCGGTATGCGTGAGAGAGTCAGGCAAGAAGATATTACGTAACAGTGCTGCAATGGATATTGTTCAATCAGCCACTTTTTTACACGGAAAAGATCCGATGATTCTCGGCGCGTCCATGCTGTTAGTACCCTTGAGATTTTGCAACGCGGATCCCTCCAGCCATTCCATTAAAATCCCAAACATTTTTGTGTGCTATCGGATTTCGGCTGTTGAAAGCATATCTCTGCCCCATTTTCCAAGCGGTATCGCTAACAGAGCTATCTTTGGAAAGGGCAACCCATTCTTTAATTCCCTTGAAAACATAGGATTTACAACTATCAGTCGTACCCTTCTGATTTGTGTAAGCATCCAAATCCTCACACTCTTGAAAGGTGTTGCTAACGATGTCGGCAAAGTCATCAATGGTCATAGCGAATCTGCGTCCATTCATAGCGAAGAATGGAACCGCCGAGGAATAATGTTGCCACTGGGTAAATTTCTGCTGATCCATTAAATCAACAGCCATTTTCTCATACTTACCCGGTGCGGCGATTCCTGACAGAGGAATAAATAAACCCAGAAACAAAAGAATGTTACGCCTATTCACTCGTTATCCCCACCTGTTCATTGCGCCCTGACTACGGAGATCCGCCGCACCACGCGCTTCGCACATCATATCCATGTACCACGCCTGGCCCCTTGTATCGCCAGTGTACATAATCCCGCGCACAATATAAACGCCATCCGTTGCGATGCTGGCAGGCTGCGCCGTGGTGCCGCTTAGCGTGATATTTCCGTCCGTATTCTGGTCGGTGATCTGCCCACCAGCCATAGCGATATCGTTGTTCGACAACGCAGTGCGGAATACAGATGCCTGATCCAGATGAATGAGCCCGTTAACCCGGATGTTCGGGTTTATCAGCGCGCGAACGTTAACGCCGTTGCCGATGGTTTGCTGTGGCATACCTATCAGCCCGGTGGCGCTGTTGAGCACGATAGCTTCATGCACGTACTCGTTATTTGCCACCATCTGCCGCTGTCCATCCACGAATTGCCACGTGGCTCCGCACTGTGAAGCAACGTTATCCATCAGGTGTCGGGTCATACCAAACAGCACACGACCACGAGGAAACACCGTTGCAGGCATTTCCGGCGTCAGCCCTTCTGTTGCCCCTTTAGCTCCGAAGTCTTTCATCAGCGCGCGGTTGACGTCGGCGACCGTGTAACCGGCGGCCAGTGTCTGCGAGGTGATGCTGGTGGCGAAGGCCAAATCCGTATCAGCAGCCTGTATCAGAACGTAGGAGTCAATCGGGCTGTCCTTCCCGGTCAGTGAATAGCGGATTTCTCCGCTGAAAATCAGCCCGTAATTGCGCCCGTCACTCTGCCCGACTTCCGAGGCGTCTACTTCCCGGGCTTTGCCGACTTCGCTGGCTGAAACATCCGGCGCGATACCATCGTACCCGGCAATTAACCGAACCTGAGAAAACTCTGCGCCGGTGATCCGGTTTGAGGTATCAGCTGACAGATTATAGATTTTGAACGTTCCTACCCGGGAGGCGCTGCTGATGTTGAACCAGTCGATCGTGAAGGTCACTTTAAAATCGCTGAGCTGTATGCCCTGCCCGCTGTCGTCAACGAGCTGCAGCTCGAAATGCCGCATCCAGTTCTGTGACATGATTACTCCGTTGAAACCAGTAAATGACTGCGGCCACCCAGATCAGTTTTCGTCGGGTAGTCCTGCGTGCTGTCGTCGCAGACCACCACCAGCTTAAACCCCAGATTCATATGCGCGTACTGAGCAAGCAGGTCAGCACCCGTGACAAGCGGGATACCGGAAATTACAGGCTCTGCCCTGTCGTTCTGCAGATCCATAATCCAGTACACATCCCGCCAGATGATGCTTATCCGGTACGTGGCCCCGGCGATGTTGATGCTGAATTCCTGGTTATCCGCCGTCAGCGGAATTTCCTGAATTGCCATTAGCCAAGCCCCAGTAGTGAAGCCGCGCCCCCGGTGATGCTTTTCAGCAGGGAGGTATTCGGCGGTTTGGTGGTTTTCGTGCCGGTGTTCTGCACTGAGGAAGTGCTCACGCCGTCTTTCATGTCCTTTTTATCCGCCACCGTAACCTGTTGTGTCTGGGAAATAATGACTTCCCGCAGGGTGATGATGGCGGACAGGACATTTTCAGTCGTTTTATCCGTGGTCACTTCCAGCGCGCGGATCAGCATGTTGTTATACAGCCGTTTACCCGTTACCACATCAAACGGAACGCGGCTGTCCTGCAGGTTAAGTATCTCCTGATACGTTTCCTGCGGGCTCAGACCGAGCAGGCCGGTAGCCGTCAGGTTGCTGGCAAAGTCCAGGAGAGAACCACCACCAGCAAAACCAACTTCCATTACCACCTCTGAGGGCCGCTTGTACGCATGGTCCGCAACAGCGGCACCAACTTCAACCGGATGTTCGGTTATCTCCAGCGTGTCGCTATGTTTCTCGGTAACGACAACGCTGGGGATGATCACGCCAATTTTTCGGCTCTGCTGCTGAAACAGTGTTGAGAGAATATCCATTAGCTCACCTTAACCTGATTACCGCGCAACACTTTGGCGTTCGCAGACAGTTGACGCTGCTCAACCTCTGTACCAACAGAGCGGGCATCCCCGCCGCCATAAATGTAATAATTGTTGTTCTGACTCACCTGCGTCCCACCAATACCTGCCACGGCGGCTTTATTGATGAGCTCACCGGAATAGATATTCCTTCCATTCTCGTGATGGATAATGCTGCTCATCAGCGCGGACATGGTTTGCGGGTCGCTCATATTCAGGGCTGCCTGCGGATCCACGCCGAGCCGTTCAGATACTGCCTGAATGTATGCCGCGGTGTTGTTATTGTCAGAGGCGGGTGCCCAGGTGGAGATGATTTTCTCGATGCTGTTTATTCCCCGGCCAGCATAAAGCGTTAGCTGCCGTGACAGCGCACGTAAACCATCAAAAGCAGTTTCAAACCGGGCAAATCTGCCTCCCGGACGTTCGAGCGTCGCTCCCGCCTGTCCGGCGAAATTGAGGTTACCCGGATTGTTATTCCGCTCGCCCCGTTTCTCCGGTTCGGCATTTGTTGCTGACTCATCGCCATCCAGGCCAAACCAGCCACGTACTGTCCTGCCCACTGAGCGCGGATCCCATCCGGTTTTATCCTTGATCCACTCTGCAGTGTTGTTAGCGCTGTCGGTAACACCAGGCATTGCGGAAGGCTGACCACTGCCCTGATTGAGTAGTTGCTTGCCAATACTGACCGCGTCGCTCCATCGCCCCTCGTTTATGGCGTTCAGCAGGTCGGCGATCAGATTCAGCATCTTGCTGAATTCACCCATCTGCGTGATGAAGTTCTGAACATCCCATTTCAGGGACCACGACTTCGGATCAATACCGAGCAGCTTCAACAGGGAATCTGTCAGACCGCTGATGCTGTCCTGCAGCTCTTTGATGTTTTTCAGCGCTTCGTTGACACCGGGAGCCCATTTTTCCCAGTCGATAAGGCTGTCGCCGCCCTCTTTCCACGTTTTATAGTCGTCATAAAGAAGGACAAGCGCACCCGCCAGCATCATGACAATGCCAATGGGTGACGCAAGAAACGCGGAATTCAGCAGCCGCCAGGCGACTAACAGCGCACCGAACAACGTGATCAGTTGCTGGGTTGCCGGGTCGAGCCGTTTAAACCAGTCGATAATGTCACTGACTGCGCCACCAGCGCGCCAGAGTACGCGCGTAATGGCATCGCCAGCCCAGAGAATGCCCTTAATGACTTTCGTCAGCACAGCCTCGATACGCGGCCAGTTATCCAGCAGCTGTTTCCGCAGGTTATCCATGCTACCGGCAAGACCGCCGGCAAGGGTGGCACCGATCTTATCCCGCGCCATTCCGGCGGCTTCGCTGAACGCGCGCAGCGATGTCATAAAGCGATTAGAGGAAACGGCGGCTTCGTTAGCATTGAAGCCGATCGCTTTCGCCATTGCCGAGTATTGAGCGCTGAATTGACCGATACCCCTGCGCATTGCCATCAGGGTATTTTCATCAATCCCCAGCATTTGCGCATACTGATTGGCGCGATAGTACGGCATACTGCTGAGCTTCTGCCCTACCCCCGTAAAGATGGAGGACATATCCCGCATTTTTCCGCTGGCATCGCGGGTCTGGACACCAAGACGGTTCAGGAACCCTTCCGCCCCCGGATTGCTACGCATGAAGCCAGCCAGCCCTTCGAGGGAGGACATGGCCGACTCAGCGCTGGCACCGGTTTGCGATGCGGCATAGCCCAGCGCTTTGATGCCCTGGACGCTGGCCCCCGTCCGTTGGGATGCCCAGTAAATTTTATCCAGACCATTCGCGATCTGGGTGGTAAATCCGACAATGCTCAGCGCTGCGCCTTCCACCACCGCGCCGACCTTCAGAACGTTCGCGGTAACGCCTTTCAGCACAGAATCAAACTTCTGTGCTCCCGCTTCGTCGATGTCAAAACCGAGGGAGATCAGAAAGTCTTTAATCGTCTCAGCGTTCATATTCCTCTCTCCATTTCTCTATACGGCGCTGGTTGTCTGCCTTAACTGCCAGATGGTCATTCATCAGCGCGATATCGCACAGATCGACAGATCCATCCTTCAGCGCGTTATATGGGATTAACCCGGCGTCAACCGGGTCAAGGAGATAAGACAGCCCGTCAGGCAGGCTGTTGAGGATCAGACCTGTGACGGGACCGTCGGCGTCTCGCTGGTAGGGAGTGCGGGCAAAAAATTTCCGAGCGAATCGGCGACCACCCGCGCCACAATCTGCAGCATGGAAAACAGGTCGATATCATCGAACATCAACGCGCCACTGTTAAATACTGGCGCCCATGTTTTCCCGTTCTGGCGCGCCACCACCGCAAGGCAGGGGTAAATAATCGCGTTGGTATCCTCTTCGCTCAGCGCTGACAACTCACCGGCGATGCGCGGCAGCACCTTTTCAAGCACCGGCGCCAGCGCATCGAGATTCGCGTTTTCCATACCACCAGCAGGAAGCATCGCTCGAACACTGCCAAAATCCGCCAGCACACCGGCCAGAATT